TTCCTTTTGCAAACATTTTTAGAAATATCATTAATCCTTTTCCAGCGAATTTTAGAAGTACACCAATGCCTTTACCAAGTGCGCCTAATCCAGCACCAAGTTTTCCAAGCATTCCGCCACCGCCATCACCAGAGGACTCACCACCATCGGCACCTTTACCGCCCATACCACCACCAGTAAGATTTTCTGCTATTTTTTCTAATGCATTGGTTTGTCTTTGGGATTGGGCGCTTGCTTCTGCAGCTGCCTTATCTGCCTCAGCACCTGTTTTACCACCTCCACCACCGCCACCACCAAGGCCGCTTAATTTTTCTAGTTCTCCAGCTACAAGTTCAAGTCCAGAAACAACGTCACCAAACATTGTATCAAGTGAACCTTCACCTTTTGATTTAGATTCTTCATCATCTGCTGCTGATTGTTCTGCACGTTGTGCCGCCTCTAGGTCTTGTTGTTCCTTTTCAGATTCAGCAAGAATTTGATCCCGTTCAATAATTTCAGCATGATTTTCTGCATTTTCTGATTCAATAATCTTATTAGCTTCTTCCTCTCCAAGTTGATCCTTTAGAGCCTGATTTCTTGCATCTTGTGCTTTTTTCTGAGCGTTTGCTACATTTACGTCTGTTTTATCTTGTTTGGTTTTTTTACTAAATGCTTTAAACTCAGATTGAGTTAATTTAGTAGACTTCCTTAACTGCCTCTCACGTTTCTTATCTAATATAAAATTGTATATTACTCTTTTAAAACCAGTACCCAAAAGTTTGTCTTCTAAAGATTCACGAATACCCGCTTTTGTCAAACCTAGTTCTTGACGCAAAGAGTTTTTTTGCACACCTTTAGCTGCATTTCTCAACTCTTTTGCTGCCTCAGAAAACTGTTTAGCGCTTGCTTTTTGTGATTTGATTAGATCATCTTCATCTTTTGGAGTTACAGCCATGACTTATTCCTTATTTCTTTGGTGGTATTTTGTTGAATGCCTGTGCGCCGAAGAACGCTGCAACAATACCAGCAACGGCAATGAAGTAAACTCCTGCCATATCACCCAGTATTTTTGCTGCTTGTTCAATACCAAACACAACTGATAAGACAACACATAGAGGATATAATAACATACCCATAAGAGCAAACCATGCCATGTTACGTTGTGCATCTTGTTTTTTATCTTCATTCTCCATGTCACTACGCATATCTTCAAGTTCAATCATTCTCTGTTCCTGTAACATCTCATCATCGCTGACGATACCATCGCCGTCTAAATCATATTTTGCAAACTTACTATCTTTTTGTAGTTTTTTCTGCATTAGTGTATTACCCCTTAGATATAACGCTACTGATTTTTCTTATGCCGTTCCTTTTCTTCTTCAAGCCACTGTGTTAATAATCCAACATATATATCTCTCTCCCAAGGAATCATATTTTCAATTTCCGACAAACTGTACTTGTGGTGTTGCATCATTCCAAAATTTATTTTAAAGTACGCTCGTAAATTGTTATGAGAAAGAGTTAGTTTAAAAAATCAGATAGGCCCTCCATATGAACATTAGAAGTTACTCCTGTCTTAGGATTCTTAACCTCTATATCGTGTGTAAGTTTTGGCATCGTATCAAAAAATTCCTGTAACGTTTTAAATTGTTCTTGTGTCAGATTATCAATAAATTCATCAAGTTCCTTTGGAGTTATATCAACACTATTGTAAATGTCATCACCAAATTGAATTGATTTTACGCAACTCTTGATAATATAAAAGATTTGTTCAACACTATTATCTAGATTACTTGCTTTCAAGGTAGAATCAACACTTGGGTAACTTAAATCCATAACAACTTCATTACCTTTTGCATCCTTACCAAGATTACAAGTTGTTGAATGATTATCCTCCATAGTTATCATAACATCGTCTAGATTTATCACAGCATCAACATATGTCTCACCATCATCTGGACATAATAATTTAACTTCAACAGTTTCAGATATAGATTTCTGTCTAATCTTAATAAATGTATATTCAATATCAAACATTGGATCGTTATTTTTACCTACACTTCCAAAGGTGCAAGCTTCTACTAAAGAAAGGACTGCATGGTGAGTTGCAGATGAATCTGTTTCTTGCATCGCTAGGAGAAGAATTTTTTCCTCTTTTACTAGAAATGGTCTGTATTTTATCTCCTCTCCAGTTGAAGGAACATTCATAATGTAGGTTGGTGTTTCGAGTTTTGGTAAAGCCATAGTATTTTCTCCTATTTCAAATCAGATAACTTTCAATGCTATCATATATATTATTTTAAGTATTAATATCGCCGAAATCTTCTAGTCTAGCAATAAGTTCTTTTTTAGCTGAAAGAGCGGAAGAAGTTTTAAAGTTATTAAACGATGGTTGTTGTGTGCCATGATCTCCAATGTCACTATAATACCTAAAACTAAAACTAACCGAAAAATCTTGTATAAAAACATCAGTGGAGGACTCCATCGCCAATTCTATGGGCCCAATAGTTGATGGATATGCTTCCCATATTCTATACCCTGATGTCGGGCTATGGTCTTGGTCTAATAAAAAAACATCAATAGTCCCGTGGTATTCATCATAATATTTCAAATTCCATGTTTGTTCGTTATACATCAGTTTTTGCCAGTCTTCAAAATATTTTCTTACTTCCATATATTCATCCAAAACAAACCTCATGGTAATAGTATCGGCATAACTTACTCCAGATACAATGTTTCTATTAGGTCCGTATATATTTGAATCAGTTTCCGTATCTAAAGTGTTGCCTGGTAATTCTACAGAATTAGTTCTAAGCATTATGGAACGTAATGCTGATGAACCTCCATTAGCTGGGCCTGGCGGATTTATATTTGCTTGAAATCTGTTTGATTTGGCAAGTCCACCCCTTGAGATTTCACTTCTAAACTCATCAAGATATGATCTTGGCTCCAAGGTAGAATCAACTTGGAAAGTTGAATTTAAATTTGATTGTCTGTCTGCCATTATACCATTTTCCTTGAATCTGACCATACAGCACTTGCACTAGATTTCTTAAAATTGTGAACAGGAAGAAGGGTTGCAATAACGAGTTCATCTTCATCAATTTTACGAAACATAGATTTTGTGTATCCTGCTAAGTATTTGTGTATAGTTGGTTTAACTAAACTAATTCCTTTGATTGCACTATAACTTGCATTTAAGTCAAAGTCTAACATCCTATCCAACAACTTCATTCTTAACGGAATAGGTAAGTAATGGAAATTGATACCTAGAAAACCATCTTTATATTTCTCTATGGGTAATACTAATGGGAATGTATCATAGTAAGGAAGTGTCTTTTTGAATTTAGGCCCATACACAAACATGTTCAGTGAATTACCGAATGGAGTGGTATTCTGTTTACCATCCCTGATGAGGTCTAATCTGCCGGGCTGACCAAATTCCTTAATTTTATTCAGATACCAATCAGTAGAGTATGGTTTACCTTGTGCTGCGTCTTGAACGCCTTGTATATAATCGCTATTTGCCATACTGTTATTTATAACGAATACCCAAATCATCTTCAGTTAGTATTTTAAATTCCATACCATTATCCAAACACCAAGAGTTTGCATATTTCCACTTTGCTTCATTAACTCCCCATGTTTTAACCTCAGAGAACCAACTTTTAGTTTTTCTTGCTGGTTTTGGATTGGGTGGACTACATTGTTTCTTTGGTTTAACTTCTATGATGTATTTCTTTATTTTACCATCATGTTGTTTAACTTTAATATAGAAATCTGGATAGTAACGATGTTTTTTTCCATCCCAAGGAGATAAATATGGTATAATGATCTCTTCACTACCCCATTCAATTATAGAAGGGCTGCTGTCACAATATACCATAAACTTTCGTTCCCATAAAGAACGATAGACGATCTTATGTGGATTGCCCCTATATTTTTGAGGATTGTTTGGTGTATATTTACCTTTGTATGCCATGATGTATAAATACCTTTAAGAATTACTATTTAGATAGGAAATAAAACATGGCAGGTAGAATTGCATTTAAGCCATCCAGTAAAAGAAGTAAAGTAGAGCCTGGTACTTCCCGTAATAGAATAAATGAAGAAATATCTTCATCAGGATTTGGTAAAACTAATAATAGAATTTCATCGCCAACATTATTGGCGTATCCAATGGATAATGCTTCTGTTATGCAGGGACACTATGTTATATTTCAAATCCACGGTATAACCGCCGGCCGATTGGAAAAAGTAGAAGATAAAACAGGATTTAAAAAGCGGAGTTTTGCACTAAAAGGTTCATCAAAAAGTGTTGATACGCAAATTGCATTGTATATGCCCCCATCAGTAAGTGTGAAATATTCCCCTAATTATGAAGATGTTGCTATTGGAAGTACTGCTGAGGCTGCATTTAATGCTATTGGTGACGTTAATGCATCAGAAGGGTTTTTTTCCACATTAGGTGCAAGCATGAAAGGTGCTGCCAATGTCGGTGCTGAAGGAGGAAAACAAATAGCAGGAGGCCTAGTTGGCGGTGTTCTGAATGCACTAGGGCCAGGAGCTAAAGAACTTGGGTTTCTAGCGGCAGGAAAAATTGTCACTGATAAAATGGAGATGATGTTTAAGGGTGTGAGTAGAAGACAATTTCAATTTGAGTTCACCTTTATTCCAAAATCCCACCAAGAATCTAAACAAGTCGATGCAATTATAAACGCTTTTAAGATTGCAATGCTTCCAAAATACACAGAATCATTTGGGATAGCTGCGGGAACTGTTCTAGGCGTTGCGAGTGGTAGTGGCGGGTCAGGAAGAACTTTAACAATTCCAACAACTATGGACATAAAATATTATTATCAAGACAATGATGGTCAACCCAAAGAAAACCTATACTTAAATAAAATCTCCACATGTTATTTAAGTAATCTAGATGTTAAATATGGTGGAGATAGATTTACTGCTTATGAACCTGTTGATGGTGATGGAAAAAATGGTGCGCCACCCCAAAATAGTTCAATATCTATGACTTTTGACGAAATTGAAATCATAACACAAGAAGCAGCTAGAGAAGGGTACTAATATGTATTTTGAAAAATTCCCCAAGATACAATATACAAATACTGAGGGTGGTAATACCCTCATAGTAACTAATATACTAAAAAGGATTGGTGCGAGAGCAGCAGTCAAATCTCAGTCTTCAATGTTTCTAAAATATAGTATAAGAGGTAGTGAATCTCCAGAGGCACTTGCATTTGATATGTATGGAGATTCACAACTTCATTGGATAATTTTGTTGATTAATGATATATATGACCGTTACCACCAGTGGCCTATGAACGTTAATCAGTTTCAATCATACCTTGCTGATAAATATAGTAACCCTAATGGTGTACACCATTATGAGATTTCTCAGTCTTCTGGTAACTCTGATATTACCATAAATATTGGTACAGATAACACAGATTATGCCTCTGCTACATTAGTAACTAATTTTGAGTATGAAGAAAAACAACAAGATAAACTAAGACAAATACGACTCTTGCAGGGTGATTATGTTAGTCAGTTTATAAAAGAATACGAAGCTTTACAATCAAATTAGAGGTACATAATGGAACTAGAACAGGCAGGACAATTTGAAATTGAAGAGGCCACATTATTTACTTCTACAGGTAATGTTATTCCTATTCAAAGTTCAATAGTTGAAGTAGCTATTTACGAAAGTATTTATTCTAATTCGGTTATGGGCGAACTTCAAATTATTAACACTATCGCTTTACAGAATGAAGGGCCATTCATTGGTCAAGAATACTTGTCGATGAAGATAAAAACTCCAACTGTGCAAGATGAAACATTTAAATTAAAATTTGATGAAAACGTTTTTCATATCACCAAGGTAAGTAGAAATTACGAAGGTGGTGCTGAGATTTTGACATTTGAGTTCTATTCATCAGAGTTAATTCATAATCAACGTACCCTTATATCAAGGACACTTAGGGGTACATATCATGAAATGGTTGAATCTTTATTAAGAAAAGATTTAAAATGTAAAAAACGTTTGTACATTGAACAGGCAAGTGATACCAAAGAATATATAGCAAATAATGTTCGCCCTTTTGATATCATTAAGAATTTTGCAAAACATGCAACAGCTCTTCATCATGGATTAAGTTCGTTTGTATTTTTTGAAAACCTAAGAGGTTATCATTTTAGATCACTCCAAAGTCTATACTCTGAAGGAAGTCGATTTAACTATTTTGAAGTAGCTACAAATACCACTGCTGGTGATCCATCAGAGCCTGGAACAAATAATGATAAGATAAATGCAAAAGTTACAAAAGATTTGGGTACTCTTCTTGGTGTAAAAATTTCATCCAATAATGATACAGTAACCACACAGGCCTCAGGGGGATTATCTTCTAGATTGATAACTCATGATATAGTTCAGAAGAAATTTAACGTCAATACATATAATTATCTTGATGATAAAAACTTACAGAAACATGGTATTGAAAAATATGCAACCAGAAATGCTCCTCAAGCTGGACGTATTAAGGACGCTCCCCTATACAGCAGTAGTGAAGTAGATGAGGATGGAAACAGAATTTCAGATTTTATACCTGTTCAATATCTAACTCCTGTTACAACTATTAAGAATAAAAGTGGTGTTTATAAAAATTCACAATATGAAGTTTATAATGGGAATAAGAAAGAAACAGAATATGTTTTTGATCCTGTCAAGTCAGAAAATACATTGCAGAAAAGACGTTCTTTATTTACAAATTTAGAGATGGGCCTAAATTTAGAACTATGGGTTAATGGACAAACAACCTTTGGAGCTGGAGATATGATATCTGTAGATATACAGAAAGAATCCAAACATTCAGATGACAGAAAAGATAAATTTTTAAGAAATGATTTTCTTGTTAAGTCAATCAAACATGTATTTAATAACGCAAATAAAAAACATCATATGTATCTAACAGTCGCAAAGGATAGTATTGATGAAGAATTAGAAGAAGTAGATCACATTGAACCTAAACCTGTCAAACAACAACCTTTATTTTCCGACGATCATTTTTATGGTGATATTACTGGATATGATGAGGACGGAAAGAGCGCTGAGTCAGCAACTTCAAATATTAAATCAGATTTTCCATTAAGGTCATTCGCATCAAGAAGATAAATTAACAACAACCATTATAATTAGAAAGGAGATATTAACTCATTCATCATGCCAAAGAAACCCTCTAACCAATATCATCAAGAAAAGGAAGAGAAAATGTCTAAAGCAAGAAACCGAATTAAAAAAATGCAATCCTTTCAAACACAAGAAAGAAGAATTGAACCAATTTCGGAAGATCATAAATACATGATAGCACTGATGGGGCAACAAGAGTTAATAGGGAATAAAAATGAAGACATATCAAGACCTCCAAGAAGGGTTGAACGATCCCAACATATTTAAAGCAATATTCCTAGCTGGTGGACCCGGCAGCGGTAAGTCTTACGTTGTCGGGCAAACCACGGGTGGAACGGGTTTAGTCACTATTAATTCAGATGATGCATTTGAGGTCATGCTTAAGAAAGCTGGTCTGGATGCGAAGATGCCTAAATCTGAAGAAGAACCAAGAGATGCGATACGGAATCGTGCTAAAAAAGTTACGGCTGAACGTAAAGGTAATGCTATTGAAGGTCGCCTTGGTTTAATCATTGATGGTACTGGTAGAGAGTATGATAAGATTGTTAAACAGTCTGTTCAGTTGCAACAATTGGGTTACGATACTCATATGATTTTTGTCAATACCTCTCTTGATACTGCTCTATTGAGAAACTCAAAGCGTGACAGAACCGTACCAGAGCCTATTGCAATCAAATCGTGGAAAGATGTTCAATCCAATATTGGTAAATTCAGTCAGCATTTCCGTCAAAGCTTTATTGTTGTAGATAATAACGATTCAAAAGAAGATGTGATGACACCTGTATTCAAACAGATTAAGAGTCTATTGAAAAAGAAGGTAAATAGTTCAAGAGCAAGTGCATGGATTGAAATGGAAATGAAACGCCGAGGTATTACAAAAAAACCTAAAGGTTTCTAAAAGTTACATTTTTATCACACTTTCTAAAAAAATAAATAACATGTCGATTCTTTGTTGACAAAGCCCTTTTTGTATGTTATACTCTATATATGATGAGAGTTAACAGAGAGGAAGGTGTGATTATGAACAATGAATTTAACTTTATTCATCCTGATATGTCAGAAAAGGATATGAAATCCTTTGGATTTTGGGATGATAAAGATAGTGCATTGCATATCGAAGAAAATTGGATTATGGCTCACATAATGCATCTTGCTGGTGTGTTTCCTAGTGTGGGAATCGCCCGTAAAAATGGGTGGAATAAACCTATTCCAGAGGGTTTTTCAGAGTTTACCATTGGTAAAATGAAGAAAAAAGTTTGGATTCTTAATGAAATCAATGACTTATGAGCTACGATTTTTGTTGACAAACTCAGTTTTATGATGTATACTTAGGTATAAACTGAGAAAAGAGAGATTGTGATGGTTTGTAAAGTTGTTATGGATAAAGGAAATAGTCTAGGTTATGGCAACATGGAAGGTGATCTTCTAGGACGCCGCCTAGGTTATTACATATACAACGAACAAGAAGAGAACACATATCGTGAGATATGGGTCTATGATCGTTCTGTATCAAAAAGGGTTCGTACTCTTGATGGTATGGTTACACATTATCGCATTGTTGCTCACATAGAGTTGAGTAAGGAACGTGGTTCTTGGCACGTTGATCTATTACGGGTTGACAGCCGTTACAAAGGTAAGAACCTTGCTGTTAAACTATACACATTTCTTCTTAAAGATGAAGGTATCACGCTTCGTGCTGGTTCTTCACAGTCTGCTGGTGGACGGTATGTTTGGAACAAACTATCTCGCCATAAAGATATAACCGTCTATGCAAAGAAATCTCCTTACTCTAAAGTGATTGATTTTCCCAGAGCTGGAAAACGTGAATTGACTGCGAATCGGTTTGACTTATATGGCTCAGATGCAGAGATACTTGCAATTGCTGCTTAATTATTTTCACTTTTCCTTTAATATCAATGACTTATCGTGTACGATTTTTGTTGACAAAACCTATTCCGTATGTTACTATTAGATATAATCAGAGAGAGAGAGAAACATGGCGTATATATCACAAAAAGACAAAAAAGAACTTGCTCCTGCTATTAAGGCAGTTCTAAAAAAGTATAATATGAAGGGTAGTATTAGTATCGATAACTATTCTACTTTGGTTGTTAATCTAAAAGAAGGATTGATTAATTTAGGTAGTAATAGTTCAGTCAATGTTTATTGGATTGAAGACCATTATCAGGGAGTTGCAAAAAACTTTCTAAATGAGTTGTTGGTTGCAATGAAAGGCCCTAACTACTATAATAATGATGATTCTATGACGGATTATTATGACCGTTCACACTATACAGATATCAATGTTGGTAAGTGGAACAAACCTTATATATTAACTGCAATGAAAGAAGCTGCATAATGAGTAAATTAAAAAATTGGGGTATGGGTATGTCAATGACTGATCCAGTACGCTATCGGAAAATAAATGATGTTTTAAAAGATCGTCAATTGAAACCAGACTTATTGGATATGGTAGAAACTATTCCTATTGAATATGCATATAGTGTATCTTCCAATGGTACTTCACCAGAAGATGCTATGATTTCTACTGAACTCAATGAAACAATAGCTAAGGTATTGTCCACACTTACAGCAAGGGAAGAGCGGGTTATACGGCGCCGGCTTGGTATTGGATTAAAGACTGATGCCACTCTTGAAAAAATTGGTCAAGAGTTCTCTTTAAGCCGTGATCGTATTCGTCAAATTGAAGCAAAAGCAATGCGTAAGTTGAAACACCCTAGTGTGTCGAGGACACTTAGT